CGGTTGTGGTTCAGCGATTGCGTCAAGCTCTCTTGTTACAGAATGGGTTAAAGGCAAGACACTGGACGAAGCCAGAGCTCTTAAGAATAGCACGATTGCTGAAGAGCTTGCTCTCCCCCCAGTCAAAATCCACTGTTCAATCCTTGCCGAAGACGCAATCAAAGCGGCAGTAGATGACTACAGGAAAAAACATATGGAGACAGTATAATGGAAATGATGACTATAACTGAATCAGCCGCTAGCAAGATAGCAGAACTACTAGCAGAAGAAAATGGACCTAACTTAAAGATACATTGTTTCGTCCAAGGTGGAGGATGTAGTGGCATGAGTTATGGATTTGATTTTGATGAAGATCAAAACGAAGATGATTTTGTTATAGAGTCAAATGGTGCTACACTATTAGTAGATAGCATGAGCTATCAATACCTAACTGGTGCTACGATAGATTATAAAGATGATCTACAAGGCAGCCAATTCGTAATTAAAAATCCAAATGCACAAACTACCTGCGGTTGCGGTAGTTCGTTCAGCGTGGCAGAATAACAACGGTTGACTAGTTTGGTAAATTCCTGTATAATTGCTGTATTAAGTTTATAGGAGTACCAAATGAGCGATACCTGTGATAGAGTCATCAGATCCCTTGAAGAACACGCTAGTCGTATTAACAAGGAACAGATACTTGAAGTTCAAGCACAAGAAGGCAATACAGAGCTGTTTGATGGTATACGTCTAGCTTTAGACAATCTTATTACATTTGGTGTTAAGAAAGTTCCCACACACGGTGGCCCAGATGGACAAGGGCTACCTTGGATAGCCTTCGTAGAGCTCGCAGAGATGTTAGCCAAAAGACAGCTAACTGGCGATGATGCTAAACAGGCTATTGAACTAGCACTATCAGCTTCTACAAAGAATCAATGGAACGATTGGTATCGCCGCATATTGATTAAAGATCTGCGTTGTGGTGTTAGCGAAAAGACTGTTAACAAGGTTCTAAAAGCATTTCCTGATATCAAATCAGTTCCTGTGTTTGAATGTATGTTAGCACACGACGGTGCCAATCACGAAAAGAAAATCACAGGAAAAAAGATCTTAGAGCCTAAACTAGATGGTGTCCGTGTTATCACAGTCATTAACTACGAACTACGTACAGTACAACAGTTCAGCCGCAACGGTAAAGAACTAGTAAACTTTTCACATATCACAGATGCACTGGCTAAACATATAGACGATTTTGGTCGTAGCTATGTGTTAGACGGTGAGATAATCAGCAGTAGTTTTCAAGACCTAATGAAACAGGTACACCGCAAAGATGATGTAGCGGCTGAAGATGCTAAACTAATGTTGTTTGACATCTTACCCTTACATGAGTTCCGTAACGGCAAAAGTGTCATGACCCAAAAGATACGTAGCAATCTGTTAAGGACATTTAACAAAGTATGGGATCAAGTACCCAGCGTTGGATTAGTACCGCAGACTGAAGTAGATCTAGACGGTGCTGTAGGCGAAATACAATTTCGCCAATACAATAAAGATGCGATCGATGCTGGCTATGAAGGCATAATGATTAAAGATCCAAAAGCCATATACGAATGTAAACGTAGCACAGCTTGGTTAAAACAAAAACCCTTTATCGAAGTAAGTTTATCTGTAGTAGAAATAGAAGAAGGGACCGGACGTAACGAGGGTAGATTAGGAGCATTAATCTGTGAAGGCGAAGATGATGGTAAAACGATACGTGTCAATGTTGGTAGTGGTTTTACAGATGAGCAAAGAAGTGATTTCTGGTTGGATAAAGAAGTTATATTGGGTCAAGTCGTGGAAGTTAGAGCGGATGCGGCGACTAGGAGCCAAGATAGTGAAGATGTATATTCTTTACGGTTTCCACGTTTCCTCCGCTTCCGCGGTTTTGCAAAAGGTGAAAAAATCTAAGATGGAAGCAAATGCAATCAAAGAATTGCTTTACGGGGGCATCCGAGAACTCATGAGTAATAGAAATTACTATTATCATAGTAACGTGGGACAAAATTACTGCCATTGGACTGAATCAGGACAAAAGGCAGTAGCAGAGTATATAAATCTCGTAGGCTATAAAATTATAGAAATTGAAGAAGCAAGGCTTAACCAGAGAGCCAAAGATCTGGTCATTAAAGGATTAAAAGGAGAATCAATCTAAAGTGGCAAAAGAAGATGTTATAGAAATGACTGGGGTGGTCGAAGAAGTTTTACCCAACGCTATGTTTCGCGTAAAAGTAAATGAAACACACAAGATCACAGCAGTGATATCTGGCAAGATGCGTCAACACAGGATACAGATATTAGCCGGGGATAGAGTCAAGGTAGAAATGAGCCCTTATGATCTAACCCGCGGCCGTGTAGTTTATAGAGAAAAGTAATCAGTCTAGACCTAGATACAACGCCCAACTAGGATGTTGTATATCAAAAGGTTGCTTTTTACGTTTATCCACTAACTGATAATAGCTAGGTTTAAATGGCTTAAACTTGGGAACAATTTTCTTATTGTTCCCTTTCTTGCTGTTACAATCAGCACAGGCAGTTACTGTGTTTTCAAAAGTAGTTTTGCCTCCGTAGCTAACCGGTAGCACGTGATCTAGAGTAGCGGTCCTGCGATCTACTTGATCTTCACAATATACGCACTTATATCCATCACGCAAGAACACGTTCTGCTTTGAAAAGCGTATAGTGGTTTTAGTTTTCATGTATTCAGTCAGCATGATTACAGCAGGAACCTTTGTTTCCCACTTTTCGCTATGTACTACCCAATCATCGTACCATTCTAGCACGTGGGCTTTCTCTAACACCATATATTTGATGCTCTCTTCCCAAGAGATCACGCTCAAAGGAAGTAAGCTAACTGGGTTAGCATCTGAATTTAATACCAAAACACCGCTCATGATAATATTTATAGTTAGGTTGATTACCGTCATATTATAGCAGGTCTAGGGAAATTGGGCAATAGTTATTCTGGAATAAATACCTTTATGACTATACTGACCATCAATACCGGCTCCTCACCCAATGCAGGCGATGGAGATACGCTACGCACAGCGTTCAACAAGATCAATTATAATTTCGCCCAAACGGTAACATACCCGTACCTAGGTGATTTTACATTCAACGGATCGACACTAACCAACGCTAATTATCAAGAAAATATCACCATACAGCCGAATGCTGCCGGTCTCAATATAGCTACAACAGCGAGTTTTACGCAACCAATTCCTCCATCTGGTCCTTATATCAACGTAACATCATTGACTACGCAGACTGTAACAGTAGGTACCGGAACTGATACCGTAGTGATAAACACACAAACAACATTGTTTTCTATAGATTATAGTGGGGATGTGTCATTAACAGGACAACTAACTGCTGGTAATGGATTATCTGTTACAGGTCAGACTACTCTAGAAGGTACTGTACTTATCGGTGCTGGAAATTTATATGTAGGTGGTGCGATCTCAAACAGTGGACCAATACAGTCTCAAGGAGTAGTACATAGCATACAGGGATTTGATATCGGTGGACAGCTAGTTAACCATCTCGGAAGTACTATATATGCCCAAACAGGGACATTATTCTTACATCCAGCGACTACGACTAGCACAGGAGTCGTGGGAATAGGTTACAACGTACAAGTAGATTCCACCGGTTTCATAGGAGTGAGCACGGCTACTACCACACAGCTAGGCGTGGTATCCGCAGGTCGTAATCTTAGTATATCTGAAGGTATCATCAGCGTTAACTCTGCAACCACTACAGTACCAGGAGTAGTTGAAATTGGAACTAATATCAACGTATCCAATGGATTGATCAGCGTCAATACAGGATCTACTACTACAGTAGGTCTAGTACAAGTCGGCTCAAACATCAATGTTGATGATTACGGTGTTATAAGCATAGGTACAGCAACATCTACATCTACAGGGGTTATTAAAGCGGGTTCAGGGATAACGATGGACGGAGACGGAACATTAAATGTTATTCCGATTCCGGGATCATTAACCGTTAGCCAATTGACCACGGTCACAACTACATCTACCTCAACTACATCGATAACCAACAATGTATTCAATGTAACAGAACTATTATTTGATACAGAAGCAGGATTTACAGTATCTGAATATTCAACAGGAACTGCACTAGTCAGTATGAATAGTACGTTCAAATACTGGGAAGTAGATGGACAGCAGACCTTAATAGCTAACGGCCTAGATACCATGCACTTTATAGCAGGTCCCGGTATCGCTATTATTACTAGTTCTACAGCACATCCACAGAGTATTGAATTTGATGTTGTCCCAGCTACTACAGCTACGCTAGGTGGAATCATAGTTGGACAGGGACTACAGATCGACAGCACGGGCACACTGAGTGTAGCTAACGCTAACGCACTAGGTGATCTACTAGTTAATCAAACTACTCTATATGCTAATACATTAACACTTGGTGTTAAGATAGAAAGTGTTAACGGTAGCAGTTATGTGTCTGTTCCTAGTGTTTGGACAGATAGCAACGGAACTATCAATAATAATGAACCTGCAATCATAAGCGGAGTTAATGGAACATTAATTACAACACCCGCTGGTAGCACAGGAGAAATAATAGTAGCACCGAATGACGGTACTCCTTATGATACTACAGAACAGGGTAGTGTTAGTATATTCAGTTTTGGAACAGGAACAACCGCAGGTGTTTACATAGCTACTGATCCTACGCTGGTAAGTATGTTCCCTAACACAGACTTACCGGCACTGATATCTACAGGTGGTACTCCTACTGGTGTGTTTGATGTTACTACTAGAGCAGGAGATATATCTTTTACGCCTTGGTCGGGAACAGGAACTGTACATATAAATGGTACACTGAGCGTGACTAACCTTACTGTGTTAGAAGGTAGTTCGGCAGCATTGACCACAGACCATCCTACAGCGGCAGCGGGTGGATTAGTTAACAGCGGAAATTATTCAGGCGTGTTAACACCATTGAATCCTAGCGTCAATGTACACAAACTAGATTCTGGAGATTTTTATCTAGCGAATGGTTCAGAAGGACAATTGGTATACTTTGTTCCTACAAATGCAGGACAGAATGGTAATAATACTATAGTATGGCTTGACAGCGTAAGATCATTTAGTGGAGGTAACGCTACAGTAACTACAGCAAGAGCATGGAATCCATTTGCCGGGGATAACACACAAGGTATGGCATCTGCTATCTTTACAGATGGTGCTTGGAATATAACTAACAATCTATTAACATAATATGACGATAAGAAAAATACCCTCAGCCGGTGTACACATACCCTTACAGGATTTTGTAGGTGAAGCAGGCATACTATTTTATGATCACGATACAGGTGAATTAAGATTAAGCGACGGGCACACTCCGGGGGGTAGAGCAGTAGGTATTCCTAGTCTTGTGGCACCTGCTACTAGTTCCACTCTTGGTGGTGTCATAATCGGATCAGGCCTAAATATAGATAGTAGCGGAACAGTTAGCGTATCTAATATAGAATCTACTGATTTAATTCCCAAAGTAGATAGTGCATATAATTTAGGATCTACTACCAGTAGTTGGAATACTTTATATGCGAAGAATCTCGCCCTAACAGGTACAGGACCTAAAAGAATAGTTTCCGGTAATGATCTAACGTTGGCGGCGGCGGGGCAGGTTAGGATATCAAATAATTCTGGTAATTGGACATTCAACGAATCAAGTGGATTAGAGTTTCCAGATGGGTCGATACAGTATACAGCACCTAGTACTGCACCTTTAGATAATATTAATATGGACGGTGGCGGTGCTGCCACTATCTATGGTCAGACCACGCTGTTCGCAGATGGCGGTACTGCTAGTGAAAGATTTGGACCTAATGATATAGTATACGATGGAAGTTACGGTAACGATTATGTGTTAAATGGCGGCGGAGCATAAACAATGGCAAATAAAATACAGATAAGAAGAGATACATCCGCTAATTGGAATAGAATAAATCCTATATTAAGTGATGGCGAACCAGGTTTAGAAATAGATACTGATAAAGTTAAGTATGGTAATGGAACCAGTACTTGGACAGCGTTAAGTTATGGAATCGGCGATCAATTAAAATCCGGTAATGCGGTTGTTAGCCTAAGT